GTTGTCGTCGAATATGCCCCCCCTCGTTTATCGCGTCCCTCCTTAAAAATTCTCCGGAGGGATATTTTACTGTAACAGTCTGTGATGAATCGCCGAGGAGTGTTGCTTAGCCGCGCTATTACTCTCCTTGAATGCAAACCGGGGTCCGCTTACGCTGATATTTCTCGGCGATTCTTGACAGACTGTTACAGCTCGATCAATATTTATCCAACGTATAGATTTAGGAGGCTTTACTTATGAACGACTTGACAGCACGACAGATCGTTGACATTAACACGATCAATAAAGATATGGGACGCATGGATTTCGCGGGTCTGGTTCAAGACCTGATCGATTCCGTACCCGTAGTCGGTACACCAGTTAATGCTGTGCAGGCAGACATATCCCTCGCAGTATCAGGTGTCGTTATTCATGGTGAATCCGTGACGATAGATAACCCGGTAGTTGCCCTTGACGATGTATATGAGTTTGTTGCCGATGAAGCACTATCGGTTTCAGATCCGGCGAACATTCCGGTTGATATTTCTGGTGGTGCAACAAAATCCACTGTGACTTTGACCCTCGACACGCAACCACTTGCCGGTGATACATTTACTCTTGGTACCAAGGAATACACGTTTGTTCCATTAGGAACAGATAATTTTGATGGGGAAGTGACCGTTGGTGCAGACCTAGCAGCAGCTAAACTTGCTTTGGTCGCGGCTATTAATGGTGATGACGGCCACAACGTTGTGCACATTTTGGTTTCCTGTGCTGCGTTTGCAACTAATGACGCAGTCATATCTGCTCTTATTGGTGGTACTGCTGGCGACGCGATCGTGTCAACAGAAGCCTTTGACGAGGCCACGAACGTATTTGACTCTGTCACATTAGCAAGTGGTGTCGATTGTTCCGCCGCAGACGCTATTGTAGCTTTAGCTGCAGTGACCGTTGCTTCTGACACGCAAGGTATTGTAGGTACCGACGGTGCGGGCGACACTCTTGACGTCGACGCAGATGCTGGTGGTGTTTTAGGTAACGCGATCGTCATCGCAGAAGATATGGCCAATGGCGCATTTGCCGGTGCCGCAGTTCTTCTTGTCGGTGGTATTGACGGAACTGTTGGAGAGATCGGTGGACATATGATCGATGATACATATTTGTACTGCTGTGTTGCAGCGCAAACAATTGCTGATGCAAACTGGCGTCGTATAGCTGTTGGCTCGGTATTTTAAAGTTCTATTAATGGAGGAGGTCGGGTTATGGGACGGAAAAAAACTCGGCCTGCTCTAAACCCCGAGGCTCGCCAAGCACAAGTAGTTGCTAAGGCGGTGGCGTTGGCCGAGAAACAAATTGAAAAAGGTACTGTCTCATCTCAAGTACACGTTTCATATTTAAAGTTAGCCGATCCGGCGAATCTTGAGTTAGCTAGGAAACGTGTACTTGAAAATAAATTGTTAGTTGCGAAGATTGCTGCGTTGGAATCTATGGCTAGAACAGAAATTCTATATGAGCAAGCTCTCGAAGCGATGAAGTCTTACGCACTTCCAAGATGAGTACTTTATGCTACGCAGAGTTGTCGAAAATACGAGACTTTAATGAGAGATTCGAATATTTAAAGTTAAAAGGCGTCGTTGGGGGAGTCACCTTTGGGTCTAGGCGCCCGATCAATCAGACGTTTTACCGATCTGAAGAGTGGCGCAGGACTCGACGTCATATTTTAATTCGTGACAACGGATGTGATATGGGTTTGGATGGATTTGAAATATCGGGAATCATAGTAGTACATCACATGATCCCGATTACAGACTTCGATATTTCTGGGCGAGACCCGCGCATCCTAGACCCCGACTTTTTAGTCTGCGTTTCTGTTGAGACACATAACGCTATACACTATGGTAACGGAGAACGAATTATCCGCGTACCAATAGAACGAATCGCCGGAGACACCCGTCTTTGGTAACAATCTTATATTCTAAGGAGTATTAGTATGAAAAAGAACAAACAACGTAATCAGTTCGATCCGAATAAGGTTCCCGTAGTAGGCGACCCAGTTAATAAGGATTACACACCACCGAGTCAAGAAGAACCCGAGATCGAAGTTGATGTAGAACCCGAGATCGAAGTTGATGTAGAACCCGAGATTGAAGTTGATGTAGAACCCGAGATCGAAGTTGATGTAGAACCCGAGATCGAAGTTGATGTAGAACCTGAAAGTGTTGCTTATGCGACCGTCCGTAAGGTTGTAAACGTCTATGCGCGCGCGAATGCTGCTAGTGGTATCGTTACGTCATTTTCTAAACAACAGAAAGTGTTGGTTACCGACCGACGTGACCGTTGGGCCTTTGTTGTGCTCAAATCGGATCGAACGCGGCGCGGTTATGTACTCCAAGCCTTTTTGAAATTTGAGAAGTAGTATGACCACGAAAATACTAGATTTAGTGAAGGAAGCCTTAGGTTTGAGCAATGAGACAGGTTTCGATCCTGAGTTGACGGTGTTTATCAACAGCGTATTTTTGTCGTTCGAACAGATAGGTTCCCGCGCTGGAGACGTAGTATTTTCACTGGTGACTGGCGACGAAACTTGGACAGACTATGACGCAGATATCACGCGTCACGGGGCATTGGCCGCATTAATGTTTCTCAAGGTTAAGTCTGTGTTTGATCCAACTGGATCAGCAACCGTTGCCGCGGCATATGCGGAACAAATTAAAGAGTTAGAATTCCGTTTAGGAATTGTTAACGATGAGGAGTAGACTTATGGACGACAATATAATAAACCCTAATGACCCTTATGAAGACGATTTTCTTGCGCACGTCGGCGTAAAAGGTATGAAATGGGGGGTACGTAAGGGCGCGCTTTCTGGAGCAAACGCCGTTCGAAAGAGATACCAGACGTCTAAAAAAAGAGTTTCAAAAATTAAAAAAGCCACGAACACAAAAGCTAAACGCGCTTCTCTTAAGAAGGATTTTAAAAATATTGGCACTCAGATCAAGCTTGGGGCAAAGGCTCAGAGAGCGGAAGATAAAGCCGCCCGAGCAAAAGATGTGGCCGCGTTTAAGAAGGCCGCCCAGCCTAAAAGTCTGAACGCTTTGATAACGATATCGGGTACCTCTGTCGGGGGGACACACAAACATATCGGCGGTGTTTCCCAAGAGTCTATGAGAGCGAAGGGACAAGATAATGTCGCAGGATATGTAAAACTTATCGGAAAACAAGCTGTGGCTGGTGTAGCGGTAGTTGCTATCGGGGCAGCCCTTGACGTGTTTTAAAACCTATTCGCTTATAAGGAGGCATAGATGAGTGACGATATTTATGGCGAACTTCGTCTAAGACATTCCGGCGTTAAAGGTATGAAATGGGGTGTTCGTAAAAAACGGACGAGTTCGAAGAACTCACTATCGAGTCTGTCAAACAAAGATTTACAGAAGGTTATTACCCGATCGAATCTCGAGAAAAACTATCGCGCAACTCAGGTAAGTACTGGCAAGAAGGTAGTTAAAGGCGCCTTGGCCACGATCGGTTTAACGGTTGTAGCAAATTATACGTCTAACGTCATTCCAAAAGCCATTGTGTCCACAATTAATACGACTGCGTCAAAGTTGTTTAGCGCTGTTACTGGGTAAAGGAACTAACTATGTCCCTGTCTAATACCGCTACCCCGATATATTACGAAGCATTTAGGACAAAAGTCCTTAGCGGAAGCATACCGGTATGTGCAGAAATCTCATTAGAGATGAACCGAATCGACATGCTTATAGCAGACCCGGACATATATTACGACGACGAGGCTGTTGAAGGCTGGGTTCGCTTCTGTGAAGCTGAACTGACACAAACAGATGGCACAGCTATAGTTTTGTTAGATAGTTTTAAACTGTGGGGCGAACAACTTTTCGGTTGGTATTATTATACGACCAAGAGGGTGTATACGCCGTACAAAGATGCTAAAGGTGGACGTTACGTCGACACTGTTGTGAAGAAACGATTGACAGTCAAGCAATTCTTGATAGTTGCTCGTGGCGCAGCAAAGTCGATGTACGAATCTTTCGTGCAAGCATATTTCCTGATAGTAGACACAGACACCACACACCAGATAACGACCGCCCCAACCATGAAACAGGCGGAAGAGATTCTGGCGCCACTACGTACAGCTATATCCAGAGCGCCCGGACCGTTGATGAAATTTTTAACGGAGGGATCGAAACAAAATACTACTGGATCTCGAGCCTTACGTCAGAAACTATCCCCGACAAAGAAGGGCATAGAGGCTTTTCTCACTCAGTCGTTGTTAGAGATAAGACCTATGTCAATCAACAAGTTGCAAGGTCTACGACCGAAGGTGTCTACTGTAGACGAGTGGTTGTCCGGCGATCTAAGAGAAGATGTTATCGGCGCCATTGAACAAGGCGCGACTAAACTTGACGACTATGTTATATTAGCAGTGTCTTCTGAAGGTACCGTTAGAAATGCTAGCGGTGATAGCATTAAGATGGAGTTAATGTCCATACTTCATGGTGAGTACGATAGCCCGCACACATCCATATTCTACTACAAGCTAGACGATTTAGAAGAAGTCGGAATTCCCGAGATGTGGGTTAAGGCTAATCCAAATATAGGTATAACCGTTTCGTATGAGGCCTATCAAAGAGACGTTGAGCGTGCTGAGAAAGCCCCGGCGGCTCGAAATGATATTTTAGCTAAACGTTTTGGTTTGCCCATGGAAGGCTATACGTATTTCTTCACTTATGAAGAAACTCTTCCGCATAAAAAGCGAAGTTTTGCGGGTATGTTCTGTTCTTTGGGGATGGACCTCTCGCAAGGTGACGATTTCTGCGCTTTCACATTTATGTTCCCATTAAAGAATGGCGCATATGGAATAAAAACTCGGTGCTACATATCCGAGTTAACCTTACATAAGTTGTCTCCAGCGATGCGGATAAAATATGAAGAGTTTTTAGACGAAGGTTCGTTAGAAGTACTTACTGGTACAGTATTAGATATGGAAGAAGTCTATGATAACCTGGACGAGTTTATCATCGCGAACGAATATGATGTGATGAGCGTTGGGTATGATCCGTACAATGCCAAGTCTTTTATAGCTCGGTGGGAGGCTGAAAATGGCCCCTTTGCTATAGAAAAAGTTCGGCAGGGTGTTATCACCGAAACAGTACCTTTAGGCGAATTAAAAACGTTGTCTGGTGAAGGTATGTTGATATTTGACGAGCATCTTATGACTTTTGCTATGGGTAATGCCATGGTGATGCAAGATAATAACGGTAACAGAAAGTTATATAAACTGCGTTATGAATCGAAAATCGATTCCGTGTCGGCATTAATGGACGCGTATGTAGCTTATAAATTGAATACTGACGCCTTTATATAAGGTAAAGGAGGTAACCCCATATGGCCGGATTTAGGAGTCGGTTGGTAGAGGGCTTTAATGTCCTAATGAATCGAAGTACTTCAGAAGACAGTATAAGACGACCTTTACTGACTAGTGATAGGCGTAGTGGTAGTCTGAACGTCATGTCGAGAGAGTCTCTGGTCACGCCAATCATCACAAGAATAGGTATGGATGCA